CTGCAACCAGGCGCCCCCCTTGAGGGCAACATGCTGCCCGTCCCCCAAGCGCCCATCCCTGCAGATATCACCATCTACGCGCAGACCGTGCAGTCAGACATTGACCAGGCCGGACTACTGGCGCCCTTCACTCGTGGAGAGGTCACCAAGAGCACAGCCACAGAGCAGCAGCTCCTTGCCGCCTACACCAGCAGCGAAGTGGGGCGGATGGCGCGCACCCGTGATGGGGTCATTACGTCCATCGCTCGCACCTTCAACATCATGCTCAGTGTGGTCCTGGGTGAAGAGGCCGAGCCACTGAGCCTGCCCAACCCGGTAGGCCCTACCATCCTGTCAGCCGATGACCTCACCGGGGACTTCTCCTACTGGGCCATCGATGCAGGCACCACACCCATGAGCGACCTCACAAAGCAGCAGGCCCTTGAGCGCCTTACCCCGCTGCTCGTGCAGCTCGGTGCAGACCCTGCGCAGGTGCTCGGTGAGATTGTCCGCACCTACCAGCTCCCCGAGTCGTTTGCCGAGGTTGCAGAGCCTGAGCCACTGGCCGAGCAGCCTGCCCCCCTTCCGTTCCCATCAGCGGGGGGCCTCCCCCCAGGAGACCTGTGATGCCCCTCGTGATTGCAACAGAAGCCCCCCAGGGCATGCCTGCCGACCTTGCAGCCCTCGCAGAGGAGCAGGATGCCGTCATTGGTGACGAGATGGCTGCCCTCGTGCCTCGGCCCGAGCGCCCCTACAGCGCCAAGGTCTACACAGCACTGGCGAAGGCCATCGCCAAGGCAGCCAAGGTCATGGGGCTGGACCTCACACCCGAGACCTACAGCGGGCCGGTGGAAGAGATGGACGCGGATGTCGCGCGCTTCCTGGCCATGATGGCAGCAGCTGCCGAGGACTACGGCAAGCCCTTCCCCGTCGAGCTGTCCGAAATCAAGGGAGACAGCGAGCTCACAGCCATCACCGCGGCCCTGCTGGACCTTGGGCGGGACAAGGGCTTTGCGGAGTTCCTTGACGCCCCTGCAGAGCCCTCTGAGGTCATCGAGGAAGAGACCATCATGCCGGACGGTGAAGTTGAAGAGGAAGAGAAAGAGGTATTTGACTTCAGCCAGCGCATGCGGCGCCGCTGATGGCATTCTCAAGCATCAGAGCGCGCCTGGCGCAGCTGTTCGGGTTTGGCAAGCGCCCGAAGACAGTCATCCCCAAGACTCGGGCGCAGGCCTACTACCGCTCCTATGAGGGTGGGGTCATGGGCAACCTGGTGCGAGCCATCGAGAGCAAGCAGCCGGTAACCTTCTTCTACAAGGACAAGTGGCAGCCGGAAGGCACACCCGGAGCACTCGGGCAGCGAGTGGGCAACCCACACGCCATCTGGCGCGGAACGAACGGGCGGACGTATCTGCACCTGTACGTAGACCCACAGAGCGCCACAGCCACGGGCGGCCTGCCCGGGTGGCGTACCTTCCTCGTGAACAGAATCCAAGGGGTGAGCGTGTTGGAGCTTGGCTCATCCTTCTTTGGTCGGCCTGTGCGCTTTGTCACCGCGCCAGGTTGGAACCCCAGCTGGTACCGGCGAGTGGGTCAACCCATCAAGCTCCTTGAATAGAGGACAAATATGAGTCATGAAAGCGTAGCCGAGCAGGTCCTGGCGCAAGTGCAGGAAGCCCACCCCGAGACAGCAGAAGCCCCCCAGGCCGAGGCCCCGGAGGTCAGCCCAGAAGTGCAGGCGATGGCAGACGCCATGGCCGAGGACGGGCCAGAGGTAGAGATTGAGGAGCAGGCCGAGGGAGAGGCCCCGAAGAAGCGCGGGCTGAGCTGGGAGCAGGCCGTCAAGTCTGTGCCCCCGGACATCGCCAAGCTGATGCGCAGCATGCAGGCGGACTACACCCGGAAGACGCAGGAGCTGAGCGAACAGCGCAAAGACTTCATGCGAGAACGTGAGGCCCTGATGAAGGGCAAGGCAGCCATTGAGGCGCCTGCCGAGCTGCCCGAGTATGACCCGTTCGATGAGGGCACCATCAACGCGCGCATCGAGGCAGAGGTAGCCAAGCGGCTGCAGCAGGTGCTTGAGCCCATGCAGGCCGAATACGAGCAGATGGCAGCGCAGGACAGCTACAAGGCATTTCTGGCAGAGCATCCCGAGTTTGAGACAGACATGGGGCTGCGCTCCGAAGTGCAGAGCCTCCTTGAAGCCAACGAATCGCTGGACCTTGAGACGGCCTACTGGGCAGCCCGCGGAAAGAAGGCGAGGGCAGAAGCAGCCGAGGCGAAGCAGACCCGCAGCGCCAGGCGCAAGGCTCGCCAGGAGGCAGCCCTGAAGGGCACCGGAACACCCAGGCGCGGCAGCACGGGCAGCAAGCCAACGCGCGGAGACCTCAAGAGCATGTCAGCGGCAGACATCCTGGCCGTCGCTCAGGCTATGCACCGCAAATAGGACCGTGCTATAGTCCCACCATGTGAGGCCACCCCACTGTGGAGCCTTGCGCGTTTGGCACTGTGACGACCACAGCACGCCCCATTCCGCAAGTATCTACCCACAATGGAGGCCATCGTGGCTCCCCAGTCAGTCATCAGCACTACGCTGCAGCTGTTGCGCGACAAGCTCGTCGACAACAGCTTTCTCGCACATCCCCTCTTCCGTGCCATCGAGCAGGCCGGCAACCTCGTCAAGGTCTCCGGTGGCCTTCGAGTGGAGCAGCCCGTCATCTTCGGCGAGCACTCCAGCATCACCGAGCTGTCCAACGGCTTCGAGCCGGTCTCCATGGCCGTCACCGACCCGTTCCAGACGGCGAAGTTCGAGTACGCCAACTTCACGCAGCCCATCATCCTGAGCGCTGTGGAAAAGGCAGCCAACAAGGGTGACCTTGCTGTGGTCAACATCTTGGAATCCAAGATGAAGAACGTGATGTTGGGCCTCAAGAAGGAAGTCAGCAAGCAGGTCATCGCAGGCAGCAGCTCCACGCTGACCACCCTGCAGACCCTCAACGGCATGACGACTGCAGCCGGTACCGGTTGGCTCGAAGGTGTCGCTGCTGCAAGCCAGCAAAACAGCGTGGGCGGCCTCTCGAAGGCTACCTACCAGGCACAGAACTGGTTCAACCAGTTCTTCAACTCTGGCGCCAACTTCGACCTCAGCCACCTTGACCAGCTCATGATTGACTGTCAGATTCGGAACCCGTCCGGCGAGTTCCCTGACATCATCCTCATGAGTCCGAAGTGCTTCGCAGCCTTCCAGGCCAAGCAGCAGAGCTTCGTCAACTACGTGAGCGCAGGCGACCGCGAGAGCCTGGACCGCGACATGGTCGCCATGTGGCGCGGTGCGCGCATTTACGTGGACCCGAACCTCGGTTTCACCGCGCAGAACCCCGCCCTGCCCGTCTCGGCCTACGTGCTCAGCAGCAGCAACTTCCAGCTCTACGCAGACACCGATGGCTTCTTTGAAGTCTCCGACATGCAACCCGTCCCGGGCACAGCGACCGAGGCCGCTATGGTCTTCTGCCGCATGCAGCTCGTCACCGGTCACCTTGCCTCGCACGGTGTCCTTCTCAACGCGGAGGCCTGAGCCATGGCTACCTCGAACCTCATCCAGTTCCTCGGTGACGGCATCACCACCCCGACCGGTGCCGAAAGCGACACCAGCAACCGCCGCCAGGTGGAAACCTTCATCGCAGGCGATGCCATTGCCGTCGGTGATGTGGTCATGTTCGACACGGCAAAGACCGGAGCAGACCGGCTTCTGTACGTGAAGAAGGCCACCGTGGTCTCCAACGGCAACGGGCTGTCCTGTGGCGTGGCTCTCAATGCCGCAACAGCAGGCGAGCAGGTGCGCGCTGTCATCGGCGGATACGCCAACGTGAACACCCACAACACCGTTGCAGCTGCCAACCTGCTCACCGCAGGAGGCACCAGCGCCGGAAACGTGGATGGCCGTGTCGCTGGCGATATCTCGCCCGCCTTCGGCATCACGCTGGAGGGTCGTACCGGTGCCGGCCTTGTGGCCGCCTGGATTTACAAGAGCTTCTGAGTCCCCCCCGGGTGGCAGCGCTCTCATGTCCTCTTGAGCCTGCCACCCTGCCCCATCGGCTACCTGCTCGGGCCGGTGGGGCACCTTTCCATGAGTCCAGGGAAAGCCCATGAACCTCGGCGAACTGCTCGATTTTTGCGGCAACCTGCTCGACTATGACCCGAGCAACGACACGTATCGTTCGCAGCTCGTCAGCCTGCTGAACGATGCACAGACGCGGACGCTCACAGACCGCCCCTGGGCCTTCGCCTCACGGGACCGGAAGCTGCGCGTCTTCACAGACACCACCCTATCCCTGGGCTTCACCAACGGGCAGGCACAGGTCACAGGGGCAGGGCTGCCCGTCTCGGCAGACCCCATCACCCCAGGCAGCGCGCTCGCAGGGGCTGAGTTGGAGGTCACAGACTCCGCGGGGACGGTGCAGAACTACGTCATCAAGTGGGTAGAGCTGACCACCAGGCTGTACCTTGACCGGGCCTTTGAGGGTGTCACCGGAACCTATACGGCCAGCATCAAGCGCCGAGAGGTCTACCTGCCCTCGGACTGCATGACCCTGCAGAACCTCAGCGACCCCAAGGTAGGTATCCCAGCCAAGGCGCTATTCCTGTCCAAGTGGGAGCGGGAGGACGCCAACCTTGACCCGGAGCTGCTGGGCACCATTGAGGCCTACCTGCCCTCTGAGGGCCGGCGCATCCCTGCGCCCCAGGTCCCCAGGGGTGTGGCCACAGTTGCAGGCGCAAGTCAGGGCGTCCGCACCATCAATTTGTATATGGTCAACGTAGAGGGACCGGCTGCGCAGAACTTCCCCACCTACCGGCCAGATGTCTCCAGCGGCTTCGAGTCGACCTTTTCCAAGGTGGCGACCTTCAACCTCAGCGATACCCAAACGCTGACGATGACGCCCGAGACCATCCCGAACCCCACAGGCCTGTACCGTCGCTACTACTTCACCTGCCCAGAGGCGAACATCCTGGCACCGGTCCGCATTACCCACGCCAACGGGGAGGACGCTCTGGCGGTAGGGGTGGACACGGTAGCGCCCACAGGCGGTATCACTCTCAAGCCTGACCTCAGCCTCACCAAGCTCACCAGCCAAGGCTTCCAAGCGCGCGCCATCCGGTACCGCTTCAATCAGGCAGCGGTCTACCAGTCGGTGCAGCTGTACCCTCACCCGAGTGGAGACCAAGACGTCAATGTGCGCCAGGTCATCGCACCCACCCGGATGCAGGAAGACCAAGACGTCCCCCTCGTGCCTGCTGCCTACGCGCAGGTCATCGCCTACGCAGCGCTTGAGGCCCTGAGCCTCAAGGTGGACAACGCTGCCCTCAGCCAGGTCTACCAGCGCAAGAAGGAAGTCCTCTACAAGGCGATGGAGCAGCGCTACCTCAAGGAGGTACCACGCCGCATCATCAAGGGCACACCCACCGCCGGGTATCGGTTTGTGCGTAATCCCTTCGGCCCCCTGCGCTTCTCATGAATCTGAGCCAATACCAGACGCCCCTCGCTGGGGGACTCGGGACCCGTCTGCCGCAGAATCCACAGGATGCCGGCAAGCTCGACAACTGGACTCTGGACAGGGTCTCGGGCGGGTGGTCTTCTCGGGTCGGCTACGAACGGTACCGGGTGGGTTCCACGAACTGGGAGCCCTTCCAGAACATCGGGCCGGTCTATGCGCTGCACGTAGCGCAGCAGCTCGCAGGAGGCGCGCGCCAGGCGGTCCTCTTCGAGGCAGACGGTAACCTGCACTACTATTACGACGCGGCAGGGGTGCCGGGCCTACGCACCCTTGCAAGCGGTCGCCACATCCCCACACCCACCGAGGCAGGGGCGTGGTTCACCGATACCCCACACGGCACCATCATTACCAACGGGGTCGACCGGCCGGTCATTGTCGACCCCTGGCCTCTTGGCAGCTTGTCGGAGGCTGCTGCCGCTATCGGTCGCTGCATCCGGCCTCTGGGCTTCGCCTCGCTGCCCGGTGCGCCCGAGCTGCTGCGCGTCGAGCCCATGCCCAAGCCTGCAAGCTCCACCTATGACCCACCCGTAGTGGGCAGCGCCCTGACCATCTGGTGCCCGGTGAATCCCTCGGCCATCGCAGACGGGGGACGGTGGGGCCTCGGCTTCAGCAGCAACCCGAGCGGCGACCCTGGCGATAAGCAGGCCCTCTTCGGCTACGCTGTATCCTTCATCTCAGACACGGGCAGCGAAGGACCAGCCAGCGAGCTTGCAACCACATCCTGGGGGCTGCCCACTGATGCTGTGGGCCTGCGCCATGCTGTGGGCATGCGTATCCCCATCGGGCCAGAGGGGACGGTTGCCCGTCGCATCTACCGCACACAGAACATGAGTGATGACTTTGTGGAGGCTGTGGGAGATACCACCCTCTACACGCTGGACACTGTGCGCAACAATGCCGAGGACCTGTACTTCGACGCTCAGCGCCCCACCAATGTGAGCCTGCCCAAGCCCGACCTGGCTACCGGCCCGCTGCCCGCCCCTCGTGCGCGCTTTTCGGCACTGTTCAAGGGCAGCCTCTGGCTGGATGGCGGAATCGCTGACGCCTACTCGCTGTACTTTTCTGCCCCTGGCCTCATCGAGCAGTTTGGGGCCGCTGATTACATCCAACTGGGTGCCGAGGGTGGGGCTATCACAGGCCTCTTCTCCAACTACACCACGCTCTTGGTGTTTCGGGAGCGTGGCATCGATGTGGTCACAGGGACCTATGCCACAGGCTTCCAAGTTACGACCATCAGCAACAGCATCACATGCCTGAGCCCCCACACCATCCAGGCCGTCCCAGGGCTTGGGGTGGTCTTCCTGGCTACTGACGGTGTCTACGCCCTCACCGGTGGCCTGGAGGGTGGCGCCATTCAGGATGCCGTCAACCTGACAGTGGGGCAGGATGAGGTCATCGAGCGCATGACGCCCGACTGCCTGCCCAAGGCTGTGGGTATCTTCTCGGCAAAGCTCCGCGAGTACCACGTCTACTTTCCAGCCAATGGGCAGGACCGATGCAATCGGGGCTTGGTGCTGCATGTGGACCGGCTGTCACTGGTAGACACCAGGCGCCTGAGTCCCTGGAGTATGCGCAGGGGCTTCCCTGTGGGAGCGCTGGCCACTCGGGCAGATGGCACCGTGCTCTTCGGGCACCACACGGGCAACGAATCAGGGAACGCCACATCTGAGC